GCCAGAAAAGGTGCTCTCATATCCAAAGGCAGATATGACCTATTAATGAGAGCGTTTGTAAAATACATTCCGGTTCCTTTTAAAATTAAGCCAAAATTATGCTTCCAGTCCAACTGGAAGCATACAAAATACTTAATTTCTAGTTGAACCGACGATGTTAAAACACCGTGACATGGGCTTTCATGTCGTTCTTGGAATTATACTCATCACGAGATTGGGCTTGATTCGCTCAAGCTAGCGTTGCACTTTAAAGTCGTACTAGACTATGAAGGGGGTATAGCTTCAAGATACACAATGGGAGCTCCAATAAACATACCCAGGTTGAAATCTTCAGCAGCTGCTGCATATGTCGTAAACGACATATTAGCAAATGCACTATTTACTGTACCCGCAAACTTCCAACAACAGTTACGCGCTGTGTCTGCATCAGGTACAAATGAGGTCAATGATCGTGCATGATTGAACCTATACTTTGAGTAGAAAGGAACTTCAAAAGAAGCGACCGGTTCAACACTAGGAGCAACCAAAATCAAACCATCTGCACCTGGTTGTGCCTGATCAAAAAAGATTTGCCTTGCTGATCGAGTTGCATTGGAGACAGCGGTTCCAAACACTTGTTCAAGGTTTTCAGGTTCACACCCTGTATAACGGCTGACGGTAGGTAATGTCAACCAACTACTGCAGCAATGTGGAGGAATAGCAACTTTCCACCTAACTCCACCACGCCAGCCAACAAAACCGGATGAAACATAGCGAAGAGGTGTCAAATAACCATACAAATATGGTTTACCACCAACCATATCAGTCACAGTACTAGCTATAGAGGACTTTGCAGTATACCCCGGTTCAGTAGGAAAAGAAGAACGTTGAAGCAGAACTCCCACTCCTACACCATTACCAGTAAAGGGGAAAATGGTTTCAACCTCAGAGTAGCGTTTCAGCAAAGATCTAAAGGAACGTATAGATTCACCAAAGTGCACCATATTTGCGTGACCATGCAAGTCTCCAACTTGAGCTAGGGTATCAGCTTGTTCTGGAGCTTCTTCAGTATTTGTTTCCCCTCCAGCTACCGTAGCAATAGGAGATGATACTTCTGCTGACTGGGGTAACAACTCACGTGATTGAGGTGTGGGAACGTCTTCAAAAGATCTGTATCTTAGCTGTTGAATGGTTTTACTAGTAGGTGCAGCAACTTCAAAATCCGGTCCAGCACACATTGAAACTATGACATAAATATCATCTACTGATGCACTAGGACACACAACCTCGTTCACAACATACACTCCCAACACTCCGTTACCGAAGTTATTTGTAGAAGCGTCATATGGTAAAGGTGTGTTAGACCACATTGCAATTCCAGAATTGGCAAGAGCTTGTTCACGGTATGTAGTGGGTTGTCCCCATCCAACTGTGATTTCAAAATCCTTTGTTTCAGCAATATCAATAACTGTGTTAAAACCTAAATTATATTCAGGAGACACACGGGTAGGATCATTGTAGGTACATTCAATTTCTGGATCGTAGACGATTCGCAAGCGTCCTTTATGCATGGCACTACAAACAATTTGGAAGCGATACTTAATAGATCCCCTCCAATACTGAAATGGTGCTGCTGCAAAACAGGAAGCTGTCATATTAATACGAGGAAGGTCTGGCGTTGTAGCAGTGCTTATAGCATAGACACAAGGATCAACAATGGTATTCCATAAGATGGTTCCTGCTGGTGAAGAATTTCCTGATGTCCAAGTGAACGTGGTCACAAAAGACTCTCTTTGAGCAATGGATAAAATATCCATCTCATCTTTACCAGATAAACCAAAAGCTCGAGGATCCACTGTCAACTCCTGTTTAGTGTCTAGCGACAATTTGTTAGAGTCATCTTTGTTATCAGTGGTAGCCATATTTGCAACAGTTTTAGGCACAATGAGTGTTCGTTCAGTTTCAACCGGTTTGGAAAATCCAAACAAAGCAGCAATTGCTGATGCTGCAGAGGCTGCGATAGAAGTTGCACGAGCATAGGGACCTATAATAGGTGCATGCGATAAGGAGGAGGCTGTGTTAGCCAACGCTGTTGCACGCACGGAAAAAGTCCGATTAGTGTATTCATCTGATTGCGGCGAAATACCATCAACGTTGCAAGTTGTAGGACACGACAAAACAACATCAGTAGCCCAAGCATATACAGAGATCTGCACATCACTTGTTCCACCATTTGCATGTCGTGTCGGTGTTAGACCATAAAAGTCAAGTTGTCCCATATCATCAAATTCGCCAAGGGGTAAATCAAGAGCATTTCCAGACCATAGGAATGGTAACTCCATATCACCTCCTTGACTTGTTGTAGGGTTTAGATACAGGTGAGGTTTTTGAGATTGATTAATTATGTTATTGAAGGTAGCACTCTGCGCTCCAACGTCATCATACGTATGGAGTGGGGTGTACACCATCAAATAACGAGCATAATGCATAGGAGAACCGTTAATTAAAACTCGAATATGCAATTTAGCTCTCATCATCTTAAAATTTGAAATTCTGTTTGCTACACGCGGGTTGCGAAAATACAAACTCCAAGGATTAAATCCTGCTACTAACGTCGTAGCGTTAGTGCCAACTTGGACTTCAAAAAAACGAATTAACACTGGTCGTGAAAAGAAGTTGTTTAGATCCAAATCATTGGAAATTGTTTCTGCACGGACAGAATCCATTTCAGATGGAACAGAAACCATGGCTCCGGGAGAATAATCATGAAAAGTAACATTCTGAGTTGTGATAGAATGTCCAGTTGACTGTTCTGAAGACTGTGGATTCACAGAGTCGTTGGGAAGAAAATGAACATATTGTGAACAACAACCATTACCATAATAGTGCAAGTAAGTAACTGGCACTACAGGGTTTGGAAATTCTTTTCCTTCCTGAGATTGTGGAGCAAGAGGATCTATTGGAGAAAATTCGATTTCTTGTTCCGAGTTTTTCGACATGCGTGCTCGCAAAGGTGCAAGCATATCATAGAGGGTGTAAGCAGTAGCAACCATGAGTAACATGGAAATGCCACTGGCCACACAATCTATCGCGCCATCCAGCGCTGAAGGACAATTATAGACTTCCTCTGAGTCTTGGGCCCCTTTGAGACTTTGCGAAGGGGAAAAACGCCTATGATTTACAGGATTTTTGTTGTACAATTTTTATAAAAATGTGAAACTATGAATATACGCGCACACAATACGTACATGAAAATAAGGAGAATCCACTTGTGTTATTGTAACTATTCTACCTAGGATGATATTTTTCCTTCCAATACTCAACTCGATCATCAAACGAAACGTTGAGTATAGATAAAGGGATTTTTGCTCTTTCACAAACTACCTTCATCTGCTCCCTGCGCATTTCATAGTGGTTCTTGCCAAAAGCAAACCACTCATGCATTGCGCTCTCGACACAGCTTGCAGCAACCTCAATTGGTGAAGCACTCTTTGATTTTAAGTTACAATGTAAACTCTTGAAAATAGACATTTCATCCAGTTTCCCGATATTTCTATCAATTTCTGGAATGTAATTGCTTTTCCGCTTCAAGAAATCCACATCTTCTAGTTCCATAAAGGTACTAGAATTGTCTCCTTTATCAGGTAAAGTAATCTTCATCGCATGTTGAGCTAAGAAATCTCGATACACTTCAAAATTAAAGCGATCATGATGTTCTTTCTTAAGACTGCCGATGAAATCATCACCATAAGTCATACAAGCCATGGCACCCCTGAAGTCCTCCACTTCAGGGAGAGCACTGAACAAGCCCATTCTCACATAGAGAGAGCCCGCAGTACTGTTTATATTTACAGTTATGTTGTTGCCAGAAGTATTCATGTTGAAAGCCATCAATAGAACACCGTTGTAATCTAGCAGTGGATGTACAATATCATTGATCATCATTCTCATTATCATTAAGTCATTGGCACAATATCCAGCCTCTTGGGCTAGACGTATATACAAACCAAGAACTGCTATAACAACTTGAGAACTCATTCTGACATCATACTTGGAATAATCCCAAGCTAAGACACCTTCCTCACTATCAAGTGAAAAAGCATATCCAACAAGAGTCTCCCAATCTGGCCCAAAGGCATTAAGCCCAACGGCACATTCTGATTCAATTGGATTTTGACACAAAAATCGCACAACAGGCAGAAAATACTTTCTGATGTGCAGACTCATAGCAACAGGTGCAGCTTGGAAAACTCGCACTTTTTCAGATCCATGCTTCGTAGGTTCATCTTTCAACGTTGCTGAACACACAGGGTAGGCTCTTTCTCCTTTAGCCCAAGCGAGATACATTCGGTCATATTCTGTTCGAACGTCCTCATGGGGTATTCTATCAATGAGCTTTTCTCCTTCTGTGATATCAGTAAACCATTTCTTCTTAGCACCAAAAATGGGAAAACCCATTCCAGTGCTCATTGGTAAAGCATCGAGAAATCTCCTACCGTCCACACCCATTATTGACTCCTTAAAAGTCAACGGTTTGAATGTGTGGGAAGTTTTCCGAATCTCTCCAACAAGTGGTCTTATCCAATCCTCACAAGCTCGTCCCAATAGAGCAGGACGAAACATAAGAGGTGGATTCGCTATGTGTTCTAATGTTGCATTGTAACCCTGCCAATTTGGGATCAAGCGAGGGGGTCCCCAGTGATTGGGAACATCGCAAATTTCTGTCACGTATGGTGATAACACACTGGGTTGAACAACACTTTTTTGCACTGTACGTAATTGAGTAGAACCCAACACATCAATACAATGTTTGTGAGTAACCCGTGCTGCCATACAATGTGGGTGAATTCTCTCGTTAACCAATACAGTTTTATTATACTGTAACCTTGGCAATTCCACAGCATGTGCGGACATCACAACACCAGGAAGATTTTCCAAAAGAGCCAGCAAACGCTGATAATCTCGTAAATTTAGGGATTGCATGATACCATCCTTAGATTCATTTCCACCCATGTGGAAACCAATCAGAACTGGTCGTTTAGTGATGCTTACAATACATCCCATACAAGATCCCACTTTAGCCAAAGTGGTGCGATACGAGCCTCCTTCAAATTCCATACTTGAATGCTTAACAGGACCCAAAGTCACTTCAACACGCTCAGCAAAA